GCACAAGATGTTTGCAACACGCAACTCGTCTTCTTTGCTTTTGGCGCTTTCGTAACGTCTGCTCATGTTAGTACCATGCCATAGTTGTTTACGCAGTCTGGAATAACCAAACCCTGACGCCTTATTAGCTTGTTTGCCTTAAAAGGTCGATAGTCAACATGGTGGTGCCAGCGGTTAAATCGCCATACGACCGAGGCAACATCTGGATGATAATCAACAAGTTGCTGCGATTTTTCCAACGTGCCGCCAGCATAAAGCTCATCGGTATTGCCGCCCTTCATCCGCTGTGTGGTAACCTTGCCAGCTAGAAAAGCATTAAATTGGATCGTGCAGTAACCTGCTTTGAGAACACGCAAAGATAAATCAACATCCTCGTTATACTTCAACCGCCAACGGAAAGGCATGTCATTTTGAATTAACAGGCAAGAGTAAACTCTCGTGTTAAAAACCAATGGCGGCACGGCATCGGTCGTCTTACAAAAAGAATAATAGTTGAACCCAGCCAGCGGCACGTTTTCATATCTATCGACGAACTCCTCGGCAATTTTAAAAATTGTTCCAGATGTCACGCGAGGTTTTTCGTTGCGGTTCATCCTGTGGAAGTTCTCGATATTATCGTCCATGATCCAATGTCGCTTTGCTCCCCTCGACGTAGCGTGGTTCCAAATCCAATTACGGGCAGGCGTGGAACCCTCTCCAAGATTGCTAAAGGGCAAAACAAGAATTTTGGCAGGATCAATCACGGCGGCATATTGATCGTATTCTTGCGGCTCTATAACAATGTGATAAGGCACACCGAGGAACTCAAGCTCCTTGCTGGTGAGCCTGTTTTTCCATCGTCCCTTAGATACAATGTAAACTGGATAATCAGGGTTCATCACGCCACCTTTTATGAGAATTAAGGCCGCGCACTAAAATTGGGTGCCAAATGCTCTTGGTTTTGGGGGTCAATGGTTGACTGATTAGTTTTGCAAAAGCTTCAACATCTTCTTTGCATCGAAACCTAACGGTGATTGTTTGATAGGGTTCTTGTTTTTCTTGAACAAATTCAGGCATGTCTTTCCATTCAGCAAAGACATTATTAACATCCAGTTCTTTAAATAATTTACTCATTGTTGCCCTACAAAAATTGTTTCTGTTGGGCAATCGCCAAAAAAATACCAACAGCAATTATCTTTGCCAGCCGTATTGCCAAACCATTTTACGCGGCCAATTGAAACAATCTTTTTGCAGTATGGTAAATATGAGATCGCTTGCCGTGTGTGCATCCAATCGGCGTCAAATAACAACCAAGTTGGCCCCCAAAATAATGAACGCTCAATGATCTGGTGCATAACTTCTCGACCCCAAGGCGGGTTCGTAATCACAACGTCAGCACGGTTCATATCTTCCTTGGTCAAAAACGAGGCATCGCCCTGTTTCACTATTTTATGCCGTGGTTCAACATCATAAGCCGCAACGCATTTGTGGCCATGCTTCTGTAAAATACGGATCAGCGCACCATCGCCAGCGCAAGGCTCGGCATAGTAAGAACCCTTTGGCAGGTGCTTCAAAAGCGGCAACACCGCTTCTTCAGGCGTGGCATAATTATCAAGCTTGTGCTTTTTAAAATTGCTTCGCTTGCCCATCTAAATATTTCCCAGCATTCGGAAACTCTCTCTCAATTAGATATTTATCGTAAAAATTTCGCAAGACTGGCAAGATCGTATTAAGGAATGACGCATCCCTTTCTATTCGCTCAATGGAATCACCGTAAGGCGTCCATTGATAAAAATCACACCAATCTCGATCGGTTGCAAAAAGCTGCACCTGCATCTGCGCGTAATAGTGCGTCTGCATTGCGGCTGTCTTAAACACTGGCGGCTTTTTATACCGAATACCAAAGGGGCATTTAATCTCGACCAACCCTCGATCGCCGACTAGTCCATCAGGGCTGGCACCTAGCCAATGTTCATATTGATAAAAGGCGCATGGCTGCACCGTATTGCCGCTGGTCATTTCGTACTCGATCAAGGCACCTGCCTCGTTCTGTACGCCCCAGTTGGTGGCAATGTTGCCAGTGAACTCGCTTGGCGCTCCATGCCAGTCGCGAACCATGCGCCTTAAAATGTCAGCTTGCTTTGCAAACGGGGCGATACCGAGGATTGCTCCTACAGCAGAACCAGTTACCCGGCCCTTGCGGATATTGAACCATTCCTCGGAACGCTGTTCCATTATTCACCAATTTCTTCTTCAATGAAAAGGGAATCATATTCCCTATTCAGTAAGCCAATTACATCTTCCAACAAGTCCATTTTAGAAAGAACATCAAGTTCATCATAAGCAGAAGACAAAGTTACATCTCCATCCATGTCGGATTTACGGAACCATAAGGTTCCCATCCTAAAACCCATGTGGCGTTCTTCGTTCCAACCATGTGTGTGCCTATCCGTCATCAAACCACCTTATAAGCTACAATCGTACCTGCGCCGCACTCACGCCACATATACTTGAATGCAGGATGAGGTCCATTTTTTTCGCCAGAACGAAGCAAAACCTCGACGTGTGTTTCTTCAAATACTGGGCAAACATTGCCATGATGTGACTGCCAACCAGTTTGGCGGACGCTCGACAACGTCTCGATCTTCTTATGAAGATCACGCCCAGCATTCACGGCATCTTCAAGGATGCGTTCAAGCTTGGCAATGCGGCGATCATATTGAGAAAGCTGCATATCAATCGACTTTTGCTTTACGTTTTCATTATGTTTCTTTTGGATTTCCGCATACTTTTTTGGGTCTAATCGAATTTGCTCAATGAACGATTTTTCTTTTGGTGGACGTCCCACCTTTTTCTTAGCTACTGCCATTTTAATCTCCATATGTTGTTAAAGTGGGGACGGCCCCGAAGCCGCCCCCGTCCCGTTCTAGCCCCTTAGAACGGAATATCGTCGTCTACATCTGCGGTAGGCTTAGGCTCGGCCTTCTTTGCAGCACCTGCCTTTGGCGACACAGCAGAAATCCAATTGCCAGACATCTGCTTGCCGTCGTCGCCTGTCATTTCCCAAACATTAACCTTGATCTGCATTTGCTTATTCAAGAATGCCTTGGCAAGGTTAGTATCGTTTGGTGCCTTGCCGCTGGCAACAAGTGCGCCACCAGAGTTCTTGTCAATCGCAAACAGCATGCGCTTTGCTTTGTCACGAGCCTTTTCAGGGTCATTCTGGCGTGGCTTATCATCCAAGCACCAAATCTTCTGAAAAATCTTGCGGTTATTATAAACCGCAGGCGCAAGGATGGACCAGCGGATTGATACATACTGATTACCGCTGCGATCCTGATCTACCTTTGCTTCTTCGATGATAGCCACGCATGACGTGTCATCTGGGATCGGTGAGAAGTTACCGCCTCCAGCATCATACTCGGCGCTGGTTTTATGGATGTCATCGCCATCCGAAAGGTTCCAAAAATCAACCATTTACTTTTTCCTTCTTTGTTAAAGTAGCAGTCTTCAATGCTGGGATATATTCTTCGAGCGGGTTCTTGCCCAGCTCAACGGTCAACGGCTCGGTGATGTTGTAACGGTTCTTGGACACGTTCGCCGCCGTCGCATATGCGATCAACACGCGGGTGCCATCCGATACCGCCTTCTTGCGGTCACCTTCGCCCTTGGTAAACGTCTCAAGCTTAAGAAAACCCACAACATCAACGTCATCGACGTAGGGTGCCATCGACTTAGCATGCAGGCGCAAACCATACTTGCTGAACGAATCGTCGTCTGGCGGGTTCTCTGTGCTGATCTCGACGTGGCCGATGAACACAGTATGCATGCCCTTCTTCTCGGCGAGGATGGCCGCAGCCTTCCGCAGACGCTGATGCATGATCGCGACAGCCTCGCGGCCTGCACCATATCCACCCGCAGCCTGCTGAATGTTCGTGGCCTTCTTGTTGTCCTTCGCGATAACGTCCGCGATGAACATGCGCTCTAAAGCCGTGATGCTGTCTACGACTAAAGTCTTATAGCTATGCTCTTCATTCATCAGACCTTTGAGCTGGTTCCAAAGGTCTTCGACATCATTAATGACGGGGAAAACGTCTGGCCGCAAGTTTTCTGGGATGGCTTGGACACCATCCTCGGCGCGAATAAAGATTGGCTTGGGAAAAGAGGCAGCGAGGGTGGTTTTTCCCATTCCGCTATCCCCGCAAAGCGTGACAACTACTGGCCTGTCACTCGGCTTTTGTACAGAATCTAGAATGCCCATTGGCAACTCCTCTCGTTTCAACGTGTTGACAGATGACAGTTCGTTGTGCCAATGTCAACACCAGATTGTTGTTAAAGGAATAAAAAAATGGACGACCAAGATTTAAGGATCATTCCTTTGGAGCGCATTCGCCGCGCTCTTAACGATAGGAATTTAGCTAAAGTAGCTGTGGCCACGGGGCTACACGAGAATACGATTCGGGCTATTGCGTCGGGCAAAAACAATAATCCGCAGATGGCGACCTTCGAGAAGTTGGCGCAATATTTATTTGGAAAGCAAGATTGATGTCGAATCATCGCGACTTTTGGGAAGCGGGATATCGCGTCTTTGGCCTGCACCAAATTACCAAGCAAAATAAATGCGGCTGCGGCAAGCCAGATTGCAAAGCTATCGGCAAGCATCCGATTATGTCCAACTGGACATCCGTGCCAGAGTGGTCCGAGGAGCAGCTAGAGAACTCCGAGGAGGCTGGCCATTTCGCCACGGGTTCCGGTGGATTGGTTAAAGGACTGATTGTAATCGATGTCGATGCCCGCAACGGCGGCGTCGAATCATATGCACAGTTGATTCGCGATTACCCGTCTATCGCTGGCGCAGGCTTGATCGTCGAGACGGGATCGGGCGGCGGATCAAAGCATTTGTATTTCAAGGCACCAGAGAACATCGCCTTCGCGCAGCATTTGGACGCCTATAAGGGCATCGACTTTAAATCCTCTGGCTACGTTGTTGGCGCTGGATCGCTGCATGCCAGTGGTAACCGCTACAAAATTCTTGTGGGGTCGCCTGCGGACATTGACGATGCGCCACAGGAGCTGCTTGACCTGCTGAAAAAGCCAGAGCGGTTTCGCGCCACGTTTGAAAGCAAGACTGTCGACGTATCGTACAACCAGCTTGGAGACATGCTCTCGTACATTACCAACGCCGACCTCGATTACGATGTTTGGATCAAGATCGGCATGGCCTTGCATCATGCCTCCTCTGGTTCGGCCTATGATCTCTGG